TTCCCTATTTAATATATACTTTTCTTTATTTTTTATTTCCTTTTTTTCCTTATCTATAATAAACTTATTATACTTTTCAAGTAATTGTTTATCTGTTAATATTTTATTATTATTACAATATAAATTAAAGGGTAATTTTTTATAAGTTTTATAATAATTTTTAAACTCAATAAAATCCATTATGTTAATCCTCTTGACTTTCTCTAAAACACTCTATAACGTAAAAATTAGTATCTAGTTCACAAATATAATAATTATCTATACCAAATACACTCTCCATATATTTACTCAATAGCGACCTGTTATTGTGGGTTATATACAATGTTTTATCTGTGTTAATATAGTCTTTTCCTTTCCATACTGTTATTTTATTATACTTCAAAGTTTACTTCATAATTCATAATTTTTAATTAAAAAATATAGTTGAGTTAAATCTTTACATTTAAAAATAATTTTGTCAATAACTAATTTTAAATTAGTATCTCTAAATATATGTTTTGTTAATATATAGTTATTATCTTTATATACTAATTTAAAAAGTATAGTTATATAACCTGAAGCAAATAATATACTATTTTTAAAAGTTTTAACTTTTATATACTTATTTAACCTTTCTTTCATTAGTAATTTAATAAGTTTAAATATTTGTTTGTTTTTAGTTTTTTTAATCATTTATCCCCCTCCTTATTTGTTTCTTCTATAAATGGTGTAAACTTACATTTTTCAGGTTGGTATAAATACTTTAAAGTATGTAACCCTCCTGCATTTTGTTTTAATATACTAACCTCTAAAATATCGTCTGTTATTTCTAATAAAGGGTCTTCAGGAAAATACATTTGCATATAGTATTTTAATCTAAATAAACCCATAACAACTCTACTTCTTTCTCTATAAGCGTTACTACTTTTTAATGTATTTACAGTAGGTCTTAATCTTTGTAAATCTTGTATTTTACTAGGTTTAAAATTATCACTAGCCCTATTAGCTTGAACCACTAATATAAAATGAACATTTAAGTATCTTGCTAAATAATGTAAATAGTCCATACTCTCCTGTATATCGTTTGCTTCTACTCCCCAATCTGATAACATAGAAACTAGGTCTATTGTTACTATTAAGTAATCTGTATTTAATCTTTTTTTGCAATCTGTTATATGCTTTTCTAATTGTAATTTACTCATTATAGGCTCTTCTACAAAATAAAAAGTATTTATATTTTCAAGTTTTTTTGCTTCCTCGTTTAATATCTCTTGCAAATCACTTGTTATACCATTTTCTTTATCTATATAATCGTCTAAATTTATATTTCTTCTCATACTTAATAATCTATTATAAGTAATATAATTATCATTTTCTAAGCTAAAATAACAACTAGGCATTTTTTTGATAATAAACTTATTTTGTAAATATAAAGCAAAACTACTTTTTGCTAATCCTGATGAAGCAAATATTGTAGTTATAAACTTTGGAGCTAAACCTAATTTTATGTATTTGCTTAAATAACCACAACCCATACTATAATTATTATTTTTTAATCTCTCTATAACTTCCATTTCAAATTTTTGTTGCATCTGTAAAGGATTAATAAAGATATTTTTTTGTTCTCCTAAATATTGTAAATTACTCTTTAAATCAGTTATTATATGTTCTATTTTTTCTTTAGTAATATCATCTTTACTTAATACTGTTTTTGTTAAATCTCTTATAGTAGAATTCATTAGATTATTTTTAGCATAATCTCTTTTTAACTTTTCTAAATATTTAGGAAAATCTAATAACTTATATCTTATACTATCTAATTTTTCTAATAAATCAAAGTTAATTTCTTTATTTAATTCGTTACCTACTAATACAATATTATCATTATTTAACTCCATTAATTTATCATATACTATTATTTTATAGGTTTTAAATAAGTCTTTTGCTATTTGACTAATAAAATAATCATTATCAATTTCAATAGTCATTTCATAATTATCTTTTATTAGTTTTAAAAGTATCTGCTCATTGAAAACAATGTTTAAATCTTTCATTATTTATCCTATTTATTATTCAAACTTATTTCATACAACTTTTCAGGGTCTAATATTAATTTTATTTCATCCTCCGATACCAAATCTTTTAATATTACTAATAAGCTATACCCATCAAAATCAACAGTTTTAATTAATTTCTTGCACATATAAAATGCTCCTTTATATTTTTAAATTACTCCCATATATCAATAATACCCTTTTCTATTTTAGTGTAAATATCCTTAAACTCAAATATTGAATTTTTACATTCTCTATTTATTAAATCCGCTATCGTTTTTCCAAATTTACTTTCATATAATTTGTTTATATTATAATTACTTATAAAAAGTGTAGATTTATTTGAACTTTCTAACCTACCTTTTAAAAATGTAGTTAAATATGGAATTTGATAACCAGATTGAAAAATTGTTACTTTATCATCGGATAACTCATCTATAACAAGAAAATCTATATCTTTTTTTAAATTAAGTATAAACTCTAATATATCCTCTTCTCTTTCCGCTTTAAGTAATAATTTAATTAAATCGTCTGCTAGTATATAGTAACAATTTTTATTTTTTAATAATAACTCTTTTATTATGTACCTAGATAGAGTTGATTTTTGGGTTCCATAATCACCATAAAAATATAAATTTGTATCTTTATACTTTGTATCAAATTCTGATATAAACTTTTTTATTTTAGTTATATTTTTATTTTCATCTATACCCACATAATCAGATATTTTATATTCCTTTATATTATCAGGGATATTACTTTTTTTTATTCTAATAGATATATCTATTTCTTTTTGATAATTTATAAGGCAGGAGCATTTTTTTAAATACTCCTCTCCTTCTATAATTTCATATATATAACCATCACAGCATTTATTACAAGGATTAAATTCCATTTATACATTCCTTTTAAAAAATTATATATTATTTTAGTTAAAAAGTCAATAGTTTTTTAATCCTCACTATCATCGAAGTAATCTTTATCTATTCCACTTGTATAACAAATATATATAACTGCTTCCCCTTTTTTATTTATTATATATTCATATTCATCAAATTCTGGGTATGTTCCAATAATCTCTGATTTTAGAGTATCTTTTAAAATTTCATTTAAACCTTTTGGGTTTTCCTTTTTAATCAAATAAAATTCTTCCTCTGATAATAAAGGGGCGAAAAACTTTATTTCATTATAACATTGATAATAGGGTTGGGAATCAAAACCTTTTGACCCCCAAAACTCATAACCTCCTATCCCTGCATCTTCTTCTTCACAATCCGAATTAAATTCATAACGAAAATTATCTACTATGTCAGTTAATTTTTCTTCTAATTTTTCTAAAATTGTCATCATTTTTAAACTCCTTTTATATTAAATAATTTTATTATTTTCTTTTTTTATAGACTTACAATTCGATATTTTAACTCTTTTAATTTTATATCCATCCCATATACCTGAAACATCCATTAAATAATAATCCCCTTCCTTTATATCTTTAATTTCTAAATCTCCTGTTAATAACCCACAATCTACCAATTGTGAAATATTACTGTTAGGAAAAGTTATAGAAAAGCTAATACTTTTATTATCTAACGTCAACCCATTTAACTTTAAAATGGAATCTATTGCGGGTTCCCCATTAAGACTACTAGGTTTATAATAATTATATTTTGCTGACATATTTGAATAGTAAATTTTAACTGATAAATTTACTTTGGAATTAATAATGGTAACAAATTTTTCGTGCATCATTAAAAAAACCGCCGCCCACATATTGTAGGATAAACTTCCTTTTTCTTCAAAAACCCTTTTTACGGAAGTTAAAAAGGAATTATTTGTATAATTAGCGCCTATAAAATCTATTATATCTTTATTTAATTCTATAAATTCCTTCTTTTTTATATTCACTTGATTTTGTCCTTTTGCCCAATTTTCATATTCGTCATTCTCGTGTTTTATTTCAGTAGGAGTCTTTCCTATGTAATTCTTAAAACATTCTGAACCAAGATTAAAAACTTTTCCTGATTCATTATCCTTAATAGTATATGCTAATTTAATAACTCTACCACAATTATAACAATTTGTTATAATTCCTTCTTCTTTTAATAATAAGGAATACTTCGGTAACTTCATTTTTAAACTCCTTTTTATTTAACTTATACATATAATATACTACTTTTTTAAAAATAAGTAAATAGTTTTTTAAAATATTTTTTAAATTTTACAAATACTTTACAATTAAATATAAACAAAGTATTGACAAATTTTTAAAAATAATTTATATTGTTTTATATATAACTATAAAGGAGTAAATTATATGATAGAAGAAGAAAAAGTAAATATGGAAAAAGATATTACCCCTCTTGATAATATAGAGGAAAATAAAACTGAATATGAAATAGATATGTTAAAAGTAGTAAAGGATTATGATACTGAAAATAAGGTAAATACGTTATTTAATCTATTTAGAATTTTAGAAATAAATTTAAGTGAGGATTTAATGACAGATAATTTAAAGAGATATTTTAGTATAAAATAAGGAGAATAATATATGATTGTATTGTTTATTGATAATATATATATTTATGAGGAGGACATTAAATATATTAAAGAAAAAGTTAAGGAAAATCATAGTATATTTAAAATAAAATTTAAAATAAATATATCTACTATAAAATGCTCGGATTACTTATCCCTATATTTTTTAAATAATAAAATATTTACACTATCAAAAGTAAATAAAATAAATCAAGATCAAATAGACTACATATATAAAAATTGTTATATAGATAAATATACAATGAATAAAAAGGGTTGTCTTACTATAACTATAAAAAATAAATTATCAAAAGGAGAATTAAATTAAATGGACGAAAATGATAAAAAACTTATTACTAGCTTATTTAATGAATGGTTAGACTTACAAGAAGAAAGAAAAGAAATAAGTAAGGATATTTCTAATATACTTAAAAAAAATAAAGAGTATAAGGAATTAAAAAATAATATTAAAACATTAAATGAAACTTTAAAAGAGCTACGATTAACTCTAATAAAGGATTTAGATGATAATTTTAAAGAAGTTAATAACAATATTAAACATATAATATCAGATACAAGTGATAAACTCGAAGTTGATAATAGTGTTGTTAATAAGTTATTTAACTTTCAAAAAATTAAACTAGAAAAGGATAAAGACGAATTAAAAGAAATTGTAGAGTGTAATATCAATTTATTTGAAAATCTATAATCGTTCATAGATTACTCCGTTTTTTTAACTTTAGGGCTTGATTGATACGTTGTATTGGTTAAGCCCTTCTTATTTTACTAACAAAGCAGATAATAATGTTATTATACCTAATTCAGCTACTCCAATACCTAATGATATACTAAAAGCTAATTTCCAATTACTACTATATAACTTTATTTTACCTAACTCTATATCTGTTTTTTCAAACATATTTTTATAATATTCTTTTTCATCTTTTAATAATCCATATCTATTATCTTTAATAAGTAATTCTCTATTATGTATTTTTAATAAATTAGGTATATAAAAATTATTTAAATAATCTATTGTATTTTTACTATGAAAATAACTAAAATTACCCGCTAGTAAATTATCTAAATCAGATTCTAGCATAACAACTAATCTTTCCTTATTAGCTGTTAATGTTAATGTTTGACCTACTTCTATATAAGTTAAATCATCGTTATTTTTTAGGTTGTTTTCTATTGCGAAGTTGTTTAATGTAATTAATTTTATCAGTAATAGACATATTACTAATTTCTTCATATACTCCTCCATTTACATAATCATTATGGCTATTTATTCTAGTATTGTAATTATTGTTTAAATTTGTTTTATCTGTATTTACTTCATTTTCTTGAGTAGTTAATTCCTCGTTTCTTTTATCAAATAGTTTTTTAACATTAAATATTTCTTTTATACTTTTAAAAAACGATAAAGATAATAAACCTAATCCTGTTAATAACTTACTAACAAAAATAAATACTAATATTAAAACTATTACAATAACAATTCTAATAAACCATTTATTTTTTAATATTAGTAATACCCTTTCCTTCATTTTCGAGTTCCTTTATTTTTTCTTGTATAACTAATCCATTTAATTGTTCATCCAATAGTTTATTATTTGCTTTTTCTCTTATAGATTTAGAGGATAAAACTGATGCCTCGCTTAAGACAAATAAATTTTTTAGAACTATGCTATAACAAAATTCAGCTATACTCCAAGAAACTAACCACATTATAGATATATTATATATAGTATCATATATATTACTATTTAAAAATTTACTAAAAGATAATGCGAATAATAAACTTAATATACAAGATACTAGTATAGCAATTATTCTCATTATAATAGTTTTAATATTTAAACTTACTTTATCTAATATAGTATCATATATATAGTTTTTAATTGCTATATTAATAAATATACCTAAAATACTACAAATACCCGCTAGTGATAATATTATAATTAACTTCATTCCTATTTCGGAAGTTATAATATCTTTTAAAACATCTTCAAACATTTTACTACCCTCTTAAATATATATAAATTCATAACTCTTAACATCTTCCCAATCTATATAATAGTTATCATAACCATTATAATTCTTATATGTTTCTCCCATTTTTAAATAAACTTTTCCTAATGTATCCTCTATATATCCAATAGCATTTATAAAATGATCTGCATTTTTATATACTAGATTAGGCATTTTTATAATAGGACAAACATTGTTTTTTAAAAAATGAATTAACTTACTTTTATTTCTATTTGTATAAGTATTAAACCACAAATATTTTAAATTAATACTATACTTAATATTTAATTTTTTTATTAGTCTATTAAAATCAATTATATTAGCTTTTATACCTATACCATTACTATCTAACCAACAATCCTCTTTCCAAGCCCCCTCATCTGCTATATCGTCTATTTCTTTTACTGTTATATTAGGTATATATTTCATAATTTCCCTAATCCCTGCAATATACCTACAACCAACTTCACCTATCGTTTTATCGTTATTATTATTTTTACTAGCCGCTTCCATAACAATATCTTTTATATCTTCATCATTTTGATATATTTTTATAGTTTTACATTCACATCTTTCTAGTTCCTCTATTGTTATTGTATCCGTTATATCTTTATTTTTTCTAATGTTTATTGCAATTTCCATACTATAAATCCTTAATTTATATTTCTTAATTTAGTATTAAAATTATAGTAACTTTTTACTCTTCGATAATTTTTTTTTATATCTTCATTATCCTTATGTATTATACTTTGAATATCTTTTATTTTTTTAACAATTTTATTTTTTTTATACATAACAAATATTATAATAAACTCAATTAAAAAAGACGTGATAAAAAACAAAGATATAATTAAAAATAATAGTAGCATTTTTAATTAACCCCCTTCATATAAGTAATATCTATTTGACTATTTAAAAATGTTAAGTAGGATAATTCTATGGATTTACATATTTCTTGACTTATATGAAATAGCCCCTCATCTGAATTTATATATTCCTTAACTACTATATTATCTTTTTCTATAATAGTTTCTACTTTGTTTAGGAAGGAATCTATTAACTTTATACAATTTTCTTTTATTGTTAATAACAAAACTTCATCCATAAAAGTAAATTTACTTATTCTATATATGATCTTTTCATAAAAATAATTTTTTATATCCTGTTTTACAAAATTAAATCCATCTTTATTTTTACTCTCTAAAAAATTAAATAATCTTACTTTTATAGCCGACATAAAATCTCTATTTATTCCAATAAAGGATTCTATTAAAATATTAAACTTTTCTAAATTAACAGATACTTGTAATTTAGCAATAACTGTTGATAATATCTCATTATTTTTTTCTAGTAATTCAAAAAAATTACCTATATTAGTTATATAACAAGTTTGAATTTCTTTTAATTTGTCTACTTCTACTTTTTGTTCTTTTTTCTTTTTACTATCAAATACATAATCTATAACTTTTATTACTATTTTGGATATAACAAATAATGAAACTATAATAATTATAAATAATACGGATTTACCATATCCTACTGTTTTTACTAATTCCGAAAATAAATTACCTAAAATCTCTAATGATTTATCTGCTTCCAAATTTATACTCCAAATACAAGTATATTTTTTTATATTTGTAATTTAACTTATAAACACAAATATACCTACTACCAAAAACATTTCCAATATATATACGTTTTAAATATATCCCATTTACCCGATAAAATATCCAAACAGTCTTTTATACTTTTTGCATATATACAACTACCTTGATTAAATAGTACATACTTATCTTTTTCTAATTCAACAACACAATCATAATGCCAACTTGTTATTTTTTCTCCTAACAAGCCAATCATAATACTTTTATAACCTAATTTTTTAAATTTATAATGTGGATATGTAGAGGCATCATCGCAGTCCCAGTTATTTAAAAAAAATTCATAACTACTATTATTATGGTCTAGTAATCCTTTATACCCATCCCATTTATAAGTGGTTCTATAATTATTATTCCACCAATCTATAAACTCCTGTAAAGTTTTTATACTATTATATTGAGTTTTATTTTTATTATACCTTATTTTATTTTCTAAATTAGTATTTACTTTAAAAAAATAAATAATATGATATATTAATCCTATTGGTAATATCCAAATAGGTCTAATAAAATGATGTATAAAAAACATTAAACATTTTTTAAATAATTTCAATTTATATAAACTCCTTTAATAATTCCTATGTTATATCAGCATAAATTTCGTGACTGACTGTGTTATACCTAACAACAGGATCCCCAGAAGTGTTTAATTCCCTTAATAACATAAAAGTTGAACCAGAAGATGCCCCTCCAGGGATACTTAAATTATTACCTATAACAATTACATTATCTAAAACATCTATTGCCGCCCCCCCAGTATTATAACCTATACAAATATTACTAACACCAGAAGTTATATAATACCCCGCGTCCTCCCCTATTAGGATGTTAAATCCACCCCTTGTGCCCCCTACTCCCGTGCTTAATCGATATCCAGATCTTTTTCCTATACAAATATTAGACTCACCCGCCCCATAAGTTAAATCGCCCTGACCCGCTCGATCCCCAATAAATATATTATTTGATTTATCCTTAAGGTAAATTCCTGCTTGATCCCCCATACACACATTTTTTATCCCAGAAGTTAAGCTTACTAAACTATTATACCCTATTGCTATATTATTAGTTCCTGTATATATCCCAGCTAATGAATTATAGCCTATTCCTATGTTATAATTTCCCTTATTTTCGCCAGATAAAACACCATAACCACTACTAGTACCTATAAATATGTTTTCCTCCGATCCGTTGTATATAAAAAAACCACTATGTTTACCTATACAAATATTATCCTTTATTAATACAGATACTCCTGACTTACCTTTTCCAGCAGAATCTCCTATACAAATATTATGATCTCCAAAAGTATAAGGTACATTATAAAGAGTGTTTACTCCTAAAATAATATTATTGTAGCTATTATCTAAATATAATAATCTACTACCTGTTATTACTCCACCTGCAATACCCGTAGCGTTTGAAGTATATAGTGATATTCCACCATAATTAGTTTCATAAGTTAAATACCCCCCACATATATTTGTTCCTTCCTTAAACTTCCACCCAGAATCATAATAACTATTTAATCCTAATCCTACTGTATTTGTATAACTTTCTAAATATTTTTTATTAGAGGATTGACCTGTTATTTGAGTAATATCCCTACCCGTAACCGTAGCCCCCGTTCCATCATCAACTTCTCTATAAATTAAAGCTACTGGGTAACCTATTTCCCCGTCTCCAAAATCAGGTATAACAGCAGGGTTTCCAATTGATCCTGCTAATACAGCAAAAGCTCCTGAAGTATTTACATAAATAATATCATATTTAGCATTACCCGCTCCCCCCGCAGATATATTGGATAAAGCAACACTACTTGCTGATACCTCTAAATATTTACCGTCTACAAAACAAGCCCCAGCTGATATATCTACTGTTAATGAAGGAGGTTCTGTAGGAGTAACTTTAAAACTATCAACAAAAATACTTTTATTTGTTAAATAACTTGGAACTGTTCTTCTTGTATAATCAAAAGTAGTTAATAAAGTTGCCCCATTAAAAACACATCTACCTATTATTACATCTGTTGCTAATAAACTAGCATAAGGAACAGCTAAAAACTCTACCCAATTATCTTCTATATCACTCCAAGCAAATCTTAAAATTAAATAAACTTCATTAGCAGGTAATCCAGAAACAGTAACTTTTACAGTACCTACTCCTTTAGGATCATAATCTGTTTGAACTCTTATACCTAATTCATTAGTAGAATCCGTTATATAAGCAGTTAAGGGGCTTATTTCAACGTGAGTTTCATCTACCTTTGTTATTAATCCCCCGTCATAAATTCCAGGTTCGTGAAGTTTATAGTTAATTTGATTAAAACCACTACTATTTCCTTCTTGGTAATAATCGTAAGTTATTGTTTGTCCACCAACACCAGGCATAATATTATTCCTTTTCTACATATAAAAATTTATATTAAAACAATACTTTATATATTTATTATAGTTAAACTAATTTATATAAATTAGGGTAGGTTTCTATTTATACAAAAAGTTAATGCTAAATGATAATCACTACTAGAAAATTTACAAGGAGGAAATGTAGTATAAGCAACTAATTCTCCATTTTTATTTTCTATTCCACCTTCTGTTAATTCTATACCCGATTTACTTATATAGTCTACGCTTATTTCAGTATCATTATCAGGTATAGCATATATTTTATAACTATAATCACAAGTTATATTTGTATCAAAAGTAGTTAAAGCTCCTAGTAGTGTAATAATAAATTCCCCTGTTATGTAATTTATAGTAGCAGTATCTATTATTGCAGATGTGATATTACCGATTGGAATTAAGCCATCGTCATTTACTCTATATGGTACACCACTTACCTCAAACGAAATATAAAAAGAACTAGGATTTATATTGGTTATACTAGGTATAAAAACTGTATAAGTATTTAACCCTAACCCCCCCAATTCCTGTGTTCCTACAAATTCTTTATAAAAATTTATATCATATAAGGAAGTATCATAATTTATAGTTCCACTAACATAATCAGTAATACTACCAAAACTACCCCCCCCATCGTCTTTAACTTCATACTCTACTCCCCCCGAAGTATAAGATAATATTAGAGTTTTTTCAGTAACATCCTCCCCTTTTAAATCCCCAACAAAATTATAACTTGTTCCATCCCCATTACCAATAATTTCATTAGTATAGTAATTTCCTTTTAAAAACCCGTTTATTATATACCAAGGGGATTCATCAACTATTTGAGTTAAATGAATTTTTTCTTTAAATATTTTATCGTCTAAAAAATTGTGATTACCTATTGTGTTATCATAATAATAAGTTATGTCAGCTTGCGTCCACATATATCTATTAATTTTAAATTCACTTATATAACCTTTAAATTTATCGGATAAATCAGATTTACAACCAATATATAAATCATATCTAGTTAGAACACCATTATCAAATATAGTATCATCGGGTTGGTGATTATATATCAGGGTAGAGTTTAAATAAATATAAACTTCATCCACTAAAGCGTATGTTTGACAATCTATTACTATTGTTAATAAATTAATATCGTTTATATCTAAATCCCCTATAACTATTGGAACCAAAGGAACAGGAGCAGGAACATCCGAATCTCCCGAATATGTCCACGATTTAAAAGTTAATGTTTTTGTAGCTTTTGTATAATAGCAATAAGTACCAGAAGTAGAAGGATGTAAAGCGGCTAAATAAAAAAGATACGAAGTTTCATTCATATCTAAACTATCAGCTCTAAACCAAGTATTAATTGTTACATAATTTCCTGATGTATAAAGAGGAATAGAATCTACTTTTCCGTATGTAGTAACCCCGTCAAAATAAACTTCTCCCCCTAGTTCTCCTTTTTGTCGTATATAGCTACCATATAGTAAACCATTATTATAATTTATACCCGTATCATAAAAAGTATCCCCATAATCCTCATCAAAACTCCAATAACCAAAAACTTTTTCATTTAGGTTAGGGTAATTTATACTTGTTAAATTTTTTTTACCTACTCCTCCTACCATATAATGAAACATATCATTAACACTCATTCCGCTTAAAACACTTTTATTATAATAATCAGTAGTTATACAATTAGTTTCCAAAGTAGGTATAGAATGGGTATCCCCTGAAGTATAATCATAATATATAGAATTTTTTAATAATAAATTTAATTGAACTCCAATATGTAAAGTATTTATAACTTTTCTATTATATAAGGAAGATCCTAATAGATATTCAAAATATGTAGGGGTCATTAAATAGTCAATAGTATCCTCCACTATTAATTCATCAGCTATATATTCTATTGCTAAATGTGAAGAAGGTTGGCTATAATCATTATAATCTAAATACCATTTTCTTCCATCAACAGTATGTTCCTCATCTAAATGTAACCCTGTATCTAGTATAAAATTTTCATCAACAAATAAACTATAAAATAAATCTGGAGTTAATCCTGTAAAGGGTAGAGTATAATCGGCTAAGTTTAAATTTGCTATAACTCCATTAGCCCCGTTTATATCTAACGCTTTTACTAAATTAAAAGTATTATAATATAAGTTATAAACATAACCTAATTCATTTATATTTCTAAAATTATAATTATACCCAAAATAAGTTCCTTTATTTCTAATCTTTAATACAATAGCTCTTACTTCATTATATAAAAAAGCTAATGAATCGTCAACTTGTCTATTTGTATTAGAATTAAACTCTTTTATAATATCTAAAAATCTATTTAATACATAATTTGTTTCTATACTATCAAAGGAAGAATAATTATCAAATAAATATTTTATATCATAGTAAAACTTTTTATAATCAATTCTATACTCTCTAAATAAATCCAATTCTACGCTTAAAGCATCACATAAATCAATCCAATAATCGTTTTTCAATGAAGCTGGCAAATATTTTTTTAAATCAACATTATTAGACATTTAATATCCTTTACCAATTTATTTTCTTAATATATAATTACATTCATAAGTAGATTCATCACAATAATCTAATAAATGGTATCTTTTTGTTAATATAACATTATTACTATCTATTGCATAATATACTTTAATAGTATGATCTACCCCTATTGAACCCAAATTTGTTACAGATATTAATCCACTTGAATATGTAATTTGACCAACAACTGTACCCAAAATTGCTGTAAAATTACTAGAACCATCATCTTGAGCAATTAGTGTACTGGTTAATGCTACTTTATCATAATCATATAGATAAACAGTATAAGGAGTTATATTTGTAAAATTTAAACTACCTGAAAAAGCGTTTGTTGTTAAATCAAATTCTTTTAAAAATTTAACAGTTGTATCGTGATATTCAACCCCTTCAACTTCGTCTATTAATCTTTGATAATCTGAAAAATATATTTGTTTAAAAAAACCCATATTTGCTAAATCATAAGTATCTGATAAAGTTTCTGAAATTAAATTTCTAACATAGTCCAAAGTATATGAAGTATCAGATATATAAGCCACAACTTCAAATATTATTTTTATAATCTCTATATCCTCAAATTGTATTATATCTGTTGGTGGTTTACTATTATTTAATAATGTTATAATATCTGTTTTTTCTCCATCTGTTAATTCTGTTTCGTCATTTTTTATAGCGGCTACGTGAACTACATTTTCCTCTCCTGGTATAAATGTCCAAACATCATTATTATTATCAATATTTGTTTCATAAGCCCCCCAAACATTTACAAATAATATATTAGCATAATTACTTATAATTGTTTTATAATCATCAATGGTAACAGCTCTATCCCCTGTTTGAAATACTGCAGGAGAATTAATTCTTACAGATTCTATATCCTCAATCTCCTCTCCTCCTGCTAATAAATCTGTATTATAACAAAAAGTATCTGCCACTGTTCCATTAGAATAATATAGTGTTGAATCAATAGTATCAATTAATCCTCTTGATTGTATATTACCTAATGCCCCATTAGTTTTAATATATGTAAATTCAACAGTATCCCCTGGGCTTAATTTTTTACCGTATATATTATTACCAAATTTTACATAAACGCCTGTCATATCTATATAGTTTTCTATTTCATAATATAAATCGTTATTATCTTGTAATAATAAATTAGTAGTTTCTGTCCAATCAACACTATTTACAGCTAAAGAATAATAAGTATTTTCAATATTAGATTCTGTTATTAAAAACTCTTCGTTATCATTTCCTAAAGCTGTGGTAGAATAAACAGTATAGTCCCCCTCAACACATAAAACATCAATATAATCATCCCCCGTCGTTAGGGATGTTGCTTCCACACTAACAAAATTATAATCACTACTAGAAAATAAAGTATATTTAGGTATGGTAATATTTAAAGCAGGAGCTACATTTAATCTAGTCCAATATAAAGGTTGACTATCGGGTTCTTTTCCAATACTTGTAGAAGTTAAATCGTGATTTAATCTTTCATAAAATTTATTTTCATAAGCAACTTGTTCCCCAGCAGTTATGTATTCCAAATCGTCTTCCCAATCATATAATTCAATATACGTTTCATTTAAAGAAACTCTTACATAACCAGAAGCCCCTATTTTTCTTTTAACTTTATAATTATGAATTAAACTACCACCTACTAAAGAAGTTAAATTTCTTGCTAAACCCCATTTCATTTCTCTTGTTAAATATTCATCATATAGAGCTAAAAAAGCTAATTCTTCACTAAAGGAATCTATTAACCTTGAATTAGTTCCAAATAGTAATATATCTGAAAATGATGTTTTTGACTTTAATCTATCTCTTATTCTCTTTTTAATTGCATCCGCGTCAAATTGAAGCATATTATATTGTCCTTTTTAATCAATTAAATGATTATTTTTTAAATAATTAAAATCTTGATATACCCTTGTTTTATCTTGAATATATAGTATATTTTTAGGTAGTTTATTAATTAATTTTCTTATATCCGATAAATTAACTTTAGCTCCATTAGCATTAAAATACCTATTATTATAATTAGGTAATTTATCATCATATATACTATAAAAATTATCCCCTAAACCATTTATAGATTCTATGTTATCTTTTATAATTATAAATTTATTTACATAACTAAATATATTAATTATCTCCTTTGTTTTTATAACTTCCTCATATTCACTAAATTTTCTTCCTTGTAAATTCTCAAAACTATAAGGTTCTATTTTATATTTATTTGATAATTTATCCCCATCTAATTCGAGTTTAAATAATTTCCATACCTCTCCACCTAAATAATCATTAAACATTTTATTTCTAGTTGTAGAAATATAGGGATAATTTAATCCTTTTAACTTATTATTTTTAATTATATACAATAATGAATTTATACCTAATATATGATATAAATTACCTATTTGTTTTCCTTCTTTTATTAAAATCATTTTAAATTATCCTATACTAAATTTTTAATACTTATATTTAATTGTGTAAATTCTTTATAATTAGGACTATATCCTTCTATATATATATCCCATCTTTTATTTTCATAGTTAGGTTTAACATCAACAGTAGAAACTATAAAATAAGGAACAAAGTCTTCCTCTAACCCTCTTTTTATTTGAAAAGTAATCATATCCCTAGTATCATCCGACATTGGTTTTGATAAATATGGAACTACATATCCACCCTTTTTTGGATTTCTATATAACTCCCCATTACTAGATATAATCCATAATTTTATAGCATTATCTAAAGCGTCTTTATTCCAAAGCTCTTTTACTTTTCCATTTACATTAATGCTACCAATTAAATCTGAATCATATATTTGAGATTGTAAAGACAAATTTTATAACCCTATTCTTAATAAAATAATATATTATTATAGTTATAAAATTTTATAAGTAATATTTTATTCACCCTTTATTTTTGTACTTAAATAATTTATAGGGGAAGTTAGAACAGTAGAAGGAGTACCCGTAGATGATGGACCAGAAGTAACCCCAGAATGAGTATGAGTATTAAATGCAACTAATAAAGTAGAAATTAACCAGGTGTTAAAAGTATCCCCTTTTACAAAGGATTCCGTTGCCCCTAATAAATCTATTAAAGTTCCTTCATACTTTAATTTACCAGCAATATCGATTGTCATTGTTCCTGTTTGATTATAAAATTTTATATCTTTTAAATTACTATTAATAAAAAAATTACCATCAGTATCTATAAAAAAATAACTACCAGAATTATGTAATAAACAATACTCCCCTGTATTTGTATTCCTAAAACAACAACTTCCATCCTTAAATGATTCAAAAGAACAAGGTTGAGGATATGTTTGATTTCCTATTTCGGATACTTTACTTTTTAAGCTGGTATCAAATAAAGTATATAACTTATTATCTATTAAAAATTGTCCCTCTACATAAAATATTTCTTGCCAAAAATTATCTAAAATAGCAACCCTTATATAACTATCATTTTCAGGTATTTGTCTTTTACCCACGTCTTTTTGCCCGTCTTTACCATTACTATAAGGATATATCCAGGGTAATTCACTATCCTTAATATCTATAAACTCAGGATAAATTCTTACTTTTATTTTATCCTCTTTGTCTAGATCATTATTATCAATAACTTTAGCAACTCTATAAACCATTTATTTTATCCTAAAATAATTTATTTTAAAAGCTCTTTACTTATTTCAGTAGTAGCATCATCTAGTTTTTTCATAAACTCGTTTGCTAAATCCTCATCTGATAAAGCTAAACCTTTTAGTAATTGAACACCTTTCATTTGAGATTCATTATCCTTACTAAAACTATCACCTAAATCTTTAATAATTTGTTTAACAACTTCTTTATCACTCTCTTCTTTAATTCTTACTAATTTCATAAAAAACTCCTTTTTTGTTATTTTAAAATATAGTTAAAAAACTTTATCTTTATATATATTATCGTTTTGATATTTTGTATATCTACGACTTATAACTAATTGAGTATAACTTATTTCCCTACCACAATCCCATCTATGGTCAACTCTTTCTACTAAATATTTATCGCAATATCTTTGAGATAAATCTTCATTACCTTTATTACTTATCATAGGTATTTCTAATTCAACTAATTTACCTGCAAATATTTCTACATTTAAGGGTATAACAACTAAAAACTTTTCAATACCAATAGCGTTTCTCATACTAAAAACTTTTCTACCCTCTATATTATCTTCATACCCTTTATTTTTACTAACCAATTTTTTACCTATATTATAATAATTTATTATATTTTTTGTTTTTAATATCTGTGTTTTTTTATTACTAATATTAGGATAATCTGTAAAACTATCCTCTTCATCTATAAAAGTACCATTAGTTATATCCTGATAATATGTTTTCCTATTTTTAAATGTTCGTAAATTTATATTACCCTCTGAAAACCTTCTATAATAAGTTATTGTATTTTTTTCAGGATTTTTAGTAGAATCACTTATAAACTTTAATTTGATTGGGGGTTGTGAAATTAAACTTTTATAATTTTTAAAATTAAATTCATTATTACTATTTATATAACAAAAAAAAGGGTAATCGCTATATACTTTACTATAAGCATTAGGTAGTAATATTTTATTTATAAACTCTGAATCTGTCATTAAAGGTTGATACCAATTTAATATATTACCTGTTCCGTCTATATTTGTTTTACTAAATTTACCATATCTATTTGCTAATAACCTAACAATATCACTTATACTTTTATTAAGGTATGATTTACTTAATATATTTTGATAATTATAATAAGGATTAAATAAGTTTAAATTAATTGTTCCCGCTATATATGTTTGACTTGTACTAACTTCCAAATCATCGTCTACCATAACAAATTTAGATTTTAAAATAGTTTCATCTTTAAGTCCATAGTCTATTTCAACTTCCAAACCCTCTGTAAATACTCCTATTTCTTGCATTATACCAGAGCTATCTAATATTTTTAAACTACCCTCACTATACAATTTATATATTGAATCTCTTATAGAAAAGGAAAACGATTTAGGACTAATATCTAATTCTCTATTATCTATTTTAATAACTAATTCTAAACTATCTTTATAAACGGACATCTTATATATCCTTTATAAAAAAATTAGCCAAGTCTTTATATTCGGGAAATAATAACTCCTGATTTACAATTAAATCGTTTTTATAATAAACATCATTTAACCAAAGTATTATATCATCAAAATAAGGAACAGTATAAATATTATAATGTAGTAAATCAAATCTATCTATATTAAACTGAGATAGATAATATACGTTTGAATTTATATTCTTGTCTATTTCAAATCTGTTTATTGGAAAAGTCATTATATCAGGGTAGTAATCATTAAATTCTGTATCTTGTATTGTTGATTCTTTTATTTTATTATATCTATTTGTCATTTTATATATAATCCTTTATTTTATTAAATAATAGTAGCCCCATTCATATTATTATCCATTTGGTCTATATCTGTTGTTGTTGCCGTATATACACCTTGAGCATCAATAGATAAAGTACATTTAACAGGATAGCCCGTATCATCTATATCTAACGAAAAAGTCGGTTCTACTTTTTTAATTATAACAGGATAAAAACTTAATTGACCTATTTTTATTTTATAAAGATACCCTGATGAAAGATATTTACCCTCACTTAAAATTTCAATCATATTAGGTCCAGGAGGTAGTAATCCTAACCCTCTTTTACCCTCTTTATTATTACTCATATTTATAGGTAAAGGAATTTTCATTAACTTTTTAGCTGGTAAAAATACATCAAGATACGAATTTGTTATTCTATGTAATGAAACAGTAAAATTAAATGATAGAGGGTCTGTTTTTTGCCAAACCTGTAATCCAAATTCCTTATAAGAGGTACTAATAGAAAATTTTCCTTTAGTAGCCAAACTTATAGCGCTCGTAATTTGATTAAATATACCAAGACCTTCACTAGGAAATAATTCTTGAAAAGTAGAACTTAAAGATATTGTAAAATCATTATCTAAATATAAAAATTTATCTACTATTGTTACCTTTGAATTATCTACATTATATATTTCTACTCTATCACCTGTTCTTGCTATCATTTTTAATTACTCCCTGTTAATGGTAATGGCCCAAATGGGTTATTTAAGGAAGTGCTTGCACCTGTATTTGAAACCTCATTTAGTGGGGGAATATTTGAAAAAGGATTAAATGTAGGTGTAGTAGTAACAGAATCCGCTATTGCTTTTAAATATTTTACCATAAGCTCCGTAGTTATTGTATTATTTCCTAGTACATCCTGAGTTAAAGTAGGATATTTTTTTTTTAACTCTTCCATTTTTTTCAAAACATTTTCGTCATAGTCTACACCACTTGCTATGAAACCAGATTTTTGGGCTTCCCAAGTTTTATGTCCTTTAAACCCACTAGCCATATCTGAACCTAATGCTACTAAACCCCCTAATACTCCCTCTTTACCTATTACATCCCCTGCATATTCAAAAAACGAAAATATACCATTAACAAAATCCATAATACCACTTACTAATTTACCCACACCTTCTTTTACCCATTCCCATTTTTCATCTAGTTTTAAATAGGCATTTATTTTATCTGTAATACCACCAAATATTTTTTTACCTAACCCTTTAAACTCATCCTTTATCCACTCCCATTTATTTTCTGAATCCATAAAAGATTGTATTTTATCCGTCATAGGTTTAAAAAAATCTTTTACTTTATCTTTTAAAGTTCCAAAAAATTTACCTATTCCCACCCCTAAGTTTACAACACCCTCTTTAACCCAATTTGCTCCCATACTTATAAAATCACCTATTATACCAAACCCCGCTCCTATCATAGGACCAAAAGGGTTAAGCCCCCAAGTCATCCACGCTTTATAAGCTAATTTATATGCATAGGGATATTTAGAAGGGATACTATCAACTACTTTTTTGCCTAAAGAATTCCACCAATCGTTGATCCCTCCCCAAAGTTTTCCTATAAAACCATATTTTTTACCAGTAGACGTTGCTAAACTTTCCCCCCCTTCTTTATAATAATTTGTAATATTAATTAAGGATTCCTCTTGAGCTTTTTCAACTTCATTAATTAAATTACCTTTTTTATCTCTTTTACTATCTTTATGCTTTTCTCTAAATTCCTTTAATTGTGTTTCGTATTCGTTTGTTAATTCTTTTTCAGGGTCTTTAAAAAAGTTTCTAATTTTTTCAACAATTTGAGCTATATTTTCTCCGCCTATCCAACCTAATATACCACCAAAAGCCGCTCCAATTAAACCACCTACTAAAGTTCCTAATCCAGGAGCTATTAAAGTTCCTGCCCCAGCCCCTAATAAAGCCCATTTTCCCATATTACTAAAAGCGCCCTCAAGTCCTTTTTTAGTTCCACCTAATACTCCCCCTACTATTGCACTAGCTTTACTTACTCCCCATTCATCTGCTAATTTACTAGCTTCTATACCATCTTTTATCATTAAACCAATAGCCGCTCCAATAGCAATAAATGGACCCATTTTACTTATACCTTTAACCAATCCAGGAATTACCCCTGTTAAAAAACCTGGACCCAATCCAAATAGACTATTTATTTTATCTAACATCCCCTTATCTTTTTTTGATTTACCCGTTAGTTCGTCTACCATATAAACAGCTTCAGGATTAGTTTTTAACATTTGACTTCTTTTAGGAGGAACTTTTTTATTACCAAAAAATAATCCAAAAAGTTTTTTAGACCCTTTACCTAAGCCATCAGCTATACCTTTTTCAAAATCCCAACCACCCAATTTTTCTAGTGGCTCTGTTATTAGTCTAAATGGACCAAGTAATCCTTTATATAAAAATTCAAAACCACTTTTTCTTAATGTTTCTGTATTCTTTGAAATTTTATCTAATAACTCGTTTTGTTTTTTATTACTAACCTGAATATCGTCTTCATCCATAGAATCGGGTATATTTGATTTACTACTTCTACTATCCCCCGTCATAAAATCAGTTAATTTTAATATATTATCATTTATACTTGATAAAATAGTAGTTGAATCAAATTGATTATTTCTAGTAACCCCTGTAGGTAAAGCCGCCGCAAAATCGGACATCTATATATACCTCTTTTTATAGTATAACATATATATTATAGTTAATAACAATTTTTTAATTTTAAGGTTTATAACTATTTTTAGTATTAGGATATTTAGCTTTATTTTCTTCCTTTTCATATTGAGCCGCTCTCATAAACATATCCCTACAAACAGAGCTATCTGTTTTTAATATAGTATTATAATCCCATTTATAAAATCTAGCCAAATGAAACATTATATCTTTTATTGTTTTTCGACTCCAGGGTAGGTAATAAGGTATTAAGTCGAAATTGATACCTCCGAATTTCTTTAACTTGTTTAAATTCGTTAAATACTTCCATTTTAGATATAACCCCAAAATCTGAATATTCCTCCGCTATTGAATTATATTTAACCCAAAAATCTAAAGGTATTTCATTATATCTTGTTAATCTTTCTTCGTCTGTTAATTCTTTTCCATTTATACTTTTAACAAGCATTATTTGAGTAATAATATATACATCTTTATTAGCTTTTTCTCTATAACTTACATACTCTTCATATAAGTCAGGGTCAATAAGTTTTCTTTTACTTATATCATCTATACTTGAATTTTCTTCTAAAACCATTTCCAAATCTGAAAATTTACGTCTTTCACTTTTATATTTTTCTTTTATAAATTTTTTAGATTTTATAATATGATTTAATCTAGGTAAAACAAAAGAAACTTGTATATTTTCATCCCCTATGTTTATAGGTTCTTTAAACTCTTCTTTTATTGGTTTTGTTTTAATATCTTTTATATTTATCGTGGCATATTTTTCTTTATCATCTATTATATTATTATTTTCGTCTACTAAAAAATAAGACAATTTTATTTCTCTTCCCCAAGCTGAATATAAGAATATCATAATTTCTATTAGCTCGTTAAAATGTAAATCTCCATTATCAAAATCAGATTCACACATATTATTCAAACAATTAACCAACCCTTCAATTTGTCTATCTTCTCTTAAAGAAGCTAAATCTATGAGTTCATCCATTTGATAATTTCTATAATTTAATTTACTAGGAGCAGATAATTTACCTAAACTATCTAAATTTATTTCCCTGTATCCTGTTTTATATTCTGTTTTTTCGTCTAAATTATTTAATATTTCTATATTTTTATTCTCAATAACTTCTTTTTGTTTTTTAACTTTGATAGTATCGTTTGATAAATTATTTGTATATAACAAATCTTTTTGAGTTAATTCCATTTAAAACTTCCTTTGTAATAGATATAATTTAATAATATAGTTATTTTTTAAAAAAGAGTATTTTAAACTCCAGGTAATCCATATGTTATAGATTCTGGAGCCATTGTTACAGTATAGGTTAAAGCATCTCCACTTTCATAATTTAAAGCTAAATCGGAAAGGGATAATAATTTTAAGTTTTTTAAATTTATAAACATATTTGGATTAAAAGCCCCAGCGGGTAATCTTTTTAATAATGTTAGTACACCTTGTTTTACAAAAAGTCTGTCATCCGAAAAAATAGTTGTGCTTCTAAAAACTTTTTTTTCTTTATTATATATTAAATCTTCCCATAATTTAAAATAACCATAAGTGGTTAAATCAGCCATTTCATATATTTCTAAAGATATTTCGCTAACAAAATCCCTACCTGTATAAAATTTAGACCCATCTTTTTTAGATTCTACTGTGAATTTATCGAAAGGTATATTTACAGATTTTACTTGAAAATTAATATATGGGTTATCTGTAAAGATAAACTCCCACATATTAACTAATTGATTATCATTAGACATAAAATAGGTATCAACCATTTATTTTAACCTATTATAACATTGACATTTTAATAAAATTCATATTAATAGTAACTATTATAGCGTCTCCACTATCATAATTCAAATCTACACCAGGAACCATTTTAGGAGCGCAAGCTACAAATTTCCAATAACCCCCAGTAGCCGTATCTGAAGTATCAATAGTTCTTACTACTATATCGCGTCTATAAGTTGAAACACCTAACTGATAATCAGAACTTAATAATCCTGAATCATTATTAGCCATAAAATTATGCCATTTTTTAAGAGCGTTATAAGCATTCCAATTTTTATCGACTCTTAAAGTAAAACTAAATTCATTCGGAGTAGTAATTTTTCCACCAAATTTAGTAATTTTCCTAGATTTATAATTAACATCATACTCACTTATACTTTGTTCAGGTATTGAAACAGAAACTACCCTTAAACTTAAACTTACTGCATCTATTCCTGAATCACTTAAAAAAGGAAAATCTGTTATTATAACTTCCCACTCATTTTGTAAAGCGTCATCATTCATTAATTCCGTATTATCTACCATATTTTTAAACTCCTATTATATTAAAAATTACGATTCTGTTATCGTAGTTGTTTGTCCTACATTTATAAAATATAATTTAATCCATTCTGAAAATGGAGTAAACTTTACTTTCACCGTTAATATAAATTCCTTTCTTGCTAATACTTCATCACTATTATTAGTCTCATCACAAATTATTAAATACTCTCTTAATAAGTTATAAGGGGGTAAAGTTATTGGATTTATAATAAGTTCCGTTATTGTTTTAACTTGCTGTCTATGAAAACTATCATTTAATTTAGTTATTTGAAAAGGTAATGCCTGACTAACAATATTACTTATCATATAATCGGCTAATCTTGAATGTCCTATATAACTATAATCAGATTCTATTACTAAAGAAGTATATTGCCCCGTTATCATAAACCCATAATTATAATCATATACAATAGGATTTATTTTTGCGTCCCATAAATCTTGTAAATCTGCTTCACTAGGATCGTAAACTGTTTGTAATATACCACTACCTAATAATCCACCGTGTCCATTTTCATCTATATAACTCGGAGCTAAACCATTATATACATCAACCATAGAAGAATGTTTTTGAAATACTCTACCCATAGGTATTAATAATATTTTACTATTAGTATAAGTATTTCTTACATAACAAAAATTCCAATAAAAATATATTCCTCTGTTATTAGTTGTAATAGGTATATTATCAGATATTGTATCGGCTACATTTTGATTAGATAAAGGAAATAAATAAGCCGAATATTTTTGATAAGTAGTTCTTAAAGTAACAAATCTTGCTAAAACATCCGCCTCACTTGTAAAATCAACAAATATATCTGCTCTATATTTATTTACATTTTTAAAATAATCCCAACCTAAACCTAACTGCGTTCCTGTTATAGTATCGCCTCTATCCCCTCCTACTAGCGAAACTAAAGCCGAATCATCAACAAAAGTAGAAACGGCTAAAGCTGTATTTATAACAGGATAAAAATAATAATCATCTTCAAATATATTTTCTATATAAATATTTTTTCCATAACCATCTTTTTTATTTTCGTCTAAACTTACAGTATAAGGACTTGATTCTAATTCTATATCTTGATCTTCAATAGGGTTGGTATAATAAGCGTCTATTGTAAAATATTTATCTGTCAATGTATCTGTTATCATTGCAACTTTTACTTTTTTATCATCCACTTCAGGATTTTTATTAAATAAAGCAAAATATACGTCTGAAGCAACATTTATTTTATAGTCTATTGTATATATATCCGTAACTAAAGGAGCATTTTGAAAAGTAACGCTTAATAATGCCGTCGCTTTAGTATAACTACTAGAACCTGTTCCTAATTCGTCAAAGTCAATAGTTTCTGTTGCTCCATTATCAGTTATAGTATAATTAGTAACTTCAACCCCATTTTTCTTTATTACTAATGATAAAGCTGTATAAGGATTAGCTGAATAATCTGCTACTGTTAATATTGTTTTTGTAAATGTTTTTGTTAATCCATCTCCTGTAAAAAAACTTTCACTAATATCTATATCAGTAAAATCTAAACTACTATATGAGCTTATACTACCAGGAAAAGGTTTTGTTCCTAATTTAGTAACAAATACACCCCCATAACTACTATTTAACGAAGGAGCTGATACCCATATTGAAGACGATTTATTAGCTTCTATTAAATTCCATATATCAGGATAGCTACTAGAAGGATACCCATATATTTTTGTAATTAAGTCTTCTCTTCCTTTGGGTATTCTAATAGGTACTATTCCCCCTTTTTCAGACCTTATTACAGTAGCCCCAATATTATTAACTTCAGGTAAAACGCTTCTTGATTGGTCTATTGCATTTACCTGAATTCTAGCATTTATACTTGCCGACATAGTTTATCCTTATTACGATTCTGTTATCGTTGTTGTTTGTCCTACATTTATAAAATATAATTTAATCCATTCTGAAAATGGAGTAAACTTTACTTTTACTGTTAATATAAATTCTCTCCTAGCAAGAGCCTCATCGTCGTTATTTGTTTCATCACATATAATAAGACTTTCTCTTAAAAGATTATAAGGAGCTTGTAATAAAGGATTTATAATAAGCTCTGTTATAGTTTTAACTTGTTGCCTATGAAAACTATCATTTAATTTAGTTATTTGAAAAGGTAATGCTTGTTTTACTATATTATAAATCATATAATCCGCTAGTCTTGAATGACCAATATATGTATAATCTGATTCAATAGTAGTAGTAGTATATTGTCCAGCTATTATAAACCCATAGTTATAATCATATACTATTGGATTAACTCTAATATCCCATAAATCTTGTAAATCTGCTTCACTAGGATCATACACCATTTCAATAATACCACTTCCAAGCTGTCCTCCGTGTCCATTTTCATCTATATAACTTGGAGCAAGTCCATTATAAACATCAACCATTGCCGCGTGCTTTTGAAATACTCTACCCATAGGTATTAATAATATTTTACTATTAGTATATGTATTTCTTACATACGCCCAGTTCCAATAGCAATAAATACCTCTATTGTTTATTGTAGCTGGAACATTACCAGATACCGTATTAGCCACAGTATCATTAGCAAGAGGAACTAAATAAGCCGAATATTTTTGATAAGTAGTTCTTAACGTAGATAAAAACCCCACAACTTCAGGAACTGCTGTAAAATCAACAAATATATCTGCTCTGTATGTATTGACACTTCTAAAATAATTCCACCCTGTTTCTAATTCAGTTTTTGTTATAGCCGTTCCTCTTGTTCCACTTGCAAAAGCTACATCTGTTCCAGTAACAAACGTAGATATACTTGCCGTTGGATTAACAACTACTCCAAAATAATAATCATCTTCAAATATATTTTCTATATAAATATTTTTACCATATCCGTCTTTTTTATTTTCATCCAAACTTACTGTATAAGGGCTAGATTCTACTTCCAACCATTCTTTTTCTATTGTATCATAATATTCGCCAACTATTGTAAAAACATCATCAGCGTCCATTGTAATAGTAACTCTTTTGTCGCTCGCTTCAGGATTTTTTGATAAAATAGCAAAATAATCATCTGTGCTTGCAAAAGTTATACTTGCATAACTTGTTACTGCCCCTAAAGTTGTTAATCCTAATTTACTTACTTTTACTCCACTATACCTAGCATCACTAGCGCTTGGAGCTGATACCCAAATAGAAGAGGATTTATTAGCTTCTATTAAATTCCATATATCAGGGTAACTACTAGAAGGATAACCGTATATTTTTAATATTAAGTCTTCCCTACCTTTAGGTATTCTTATTGGAACGACCCCACCTTTACTCGCCCTAATAACTGTTGCTCCTATATTATTAACATCTGGAACAACACTTCTTGATTGATCTATTGTATTAACTTGAATTCTAGCATCTATACTTGCTGACATAATTTATCCTCTTTATGTTTATATATATTTATTATAGTTATTAAAAAATTTAACTTTTTAGTTATTAAACCGTTCCTATAACTTCTTCATTAAATCTATCCACTATAAATTCCAATCTTTCTTCATTACTAATATCGTTATTAACCCCGTGCATAACCATAAAATCTAATATTACTTTTTCGGGAATACCAAAATTTAATAAATTATCCTTTATAATAACAGTTTCACAAGTAAAATTTAAAGAAGCAGTATGTATTTTATTTCTAGTCAACCATTCTGTTTCATTATAAGTAGGTTCGTATGACATATTATCTAACTTATATAATGAAAAAAATCCTAATTCAACACCCTCAACCATTAGACTAAAATTTATTTTTGTTTCATCCCCATCATCCCATAATAATTGATTATAGGCATATAACAAATCATCATCCCTATGAAAATATATAGTTGAATCATAGCTTATTTTAACTGGTAAACATTTAACTTTAAACCCTAGTTCATCTATAAACAGTCCTCTATTTACAATAGGTTTATTCCACCATTGCCTAGATACACTTCTATCAATTCCTGTTACTTTATAATTTAAAAAAGGCAAATCTAAATTATTTAAATTAGTTCCATTTCCTAATTTAGATAAATCCTGAGTTCTTTTTCTAAAAGCAAACTCACTTGAGGAATAAACAATTCTTGTAGCATCATTTTTAAAAAGTTGATTGGATAAATATGTTTCTAAAGCAATGTTTAAAGTGTAAATTGTATTTCTAAATGAAGTTAAATCGTAGTAGTTAGTCAACTTATAAAACCCTAATAATTATAATAAAATATAATATTATAGTTATAAAATTTTATAAGTCTAAATGTTATTCTTAAACAGATTTGATATAAATTTATTTCTAAAAAATTCTTCATCTACTACCCAAATAGAAGATGAATCATTGGTATCTAGTCTTTCTAACACCGCGCAATATTTATAGTTAGTAACATCGTCTTTATCCAAATAACTACTTCTTAAAAAATTACCCGAATATAGATAATGATATTCGTCGTTATCATAAAAATAGGTTATTTTATCTATTTTTTTATTATCTTCCATCACCTTTCTATTTCTCTTATAATTATTCTATATTTAGTAGCTGGTTTTAATATTACAGGACTATCTATTAGATTATCACTTGATAAATAAAAGCCATCTTCTTGTAGTCTAACTTCCCCGTTTTCTTCCCTATTACTAGAAGTTAAATTTATAATTTGTAAATCATCTTTTTTCATATCATTTTCCTTTTTAATCCAAATATATTAACCTAAAATTTTTTATTTCTTTTTCATCACTTATTAAACTAAATTGACTGGGTCTAAATGCTGAATGTAATTTATTAACTGAATACTCATTACCTCCTATTATACTTGGGTTAATTACATTTATAGTATTATCTAACCCCCAACTAATAGCTGGGGTATGATAATGACCCATAAAAGTTATATCATAGGGTAAATTAGCTTTGGTTAGCATAGTTTTTTCTTTTATACTATCTCTACTTATAGCCATTAAAGGTAAATTAAGAAAATTACCTCCTGTTCTATAATTATCCCCGTGCTCTATTTTACATCTTAATTTATCCACATCACATATCATAACAGGACTTTCACTAACATTAATTTTAATTTTTTTATCGTTTATAAACTTATCCTCTAAAAATTTATAAAAAATATACTCAAAATTTGTTTGAGCTTTATTTTTAAATTTAACACCCCCTAACCTACCGTGATTACCAACAACACAACTTATATTTATAAAATCAAATTCTTTACTATACTCTAATAACAATTTACTAAAAAATGAAAATAAGTCAACAATTAATTCTGTTATTGTTTTTTCACTATTTTCTAATAACTCCTCGTGAATAATACCACTTAATATATCCCCTAACATAAAGATATATAATTTATTACTACCAGTATATTTACATATTTTTAAATTTTCAGTAAATAATTTTACTAATCTTTTTTTAGCAATATCACAATCATAATTATTTATATTGTTTATATGTTTACCTATAACTGTTTCACCATAATGTAAATCAGATAATAGTAATATATTATTTAAGTTATTATTAACTGTTTTAATATTAACATTTATATTAAAAGTATCCCCACTTTCAAAAGTATTTATATCACTCCTTAATGAATTTATAACTTCTTTATTTTCAAACCTATTTTTATGTAAATAGTGTATTTCTTTTTTTAACTTATTTATTTTATCTTTTAAAAAAGTATTATAACTTTTTATATTAAGGATTTCGTCTAAATCTAATTCCTTCGTATCTATATTTTCTAAAAGAGATTGTATCTTATTTATTTGTTTTGAAGTTAATTTATCGTTTAAGTTTAATAAAGTGTCAATAGTATCAAAATCGTTATTATTTAAAAACCCTTCTATTAGTTTTAATTTATCACTATCAACTTCTATATTTTTCTCTATTACTTCTTTATTTAAAGTATTATTTACTATTTCTAGTCTATAATCCCTAACCCGTCTTTTAAAAGTAGATAAAGGATAAGTTTTATCAAAATACCCTAATTTTATACCCTTATTATAATAACTATAAACTTTAATTGCATTATAATCATTATCTTTTAATAATCCAATTATCCATTCTTTTTTAGTCATTTATATTATCTTCCAAATTATTAGATTCATTATCTTCTTTTAATAATGTAGCCCTTTCTTTAAAAACAGTATAACTATACTCTTGCGTCCATTTATTTCTAATATTATTTAAAAAAAAGGATAAAGGAGGATTTTTAATTTCATATAAATAGCGTTTATTTGTTTGTATATCCCTTACAAACAACCTATCCTTTAACATAACAATTCTTTCAATTCTATAAAATCTTTCTTCTACTATTTCCTTTTTCATTAATATAGCACTATCAACATCCATACCTTTACTTATTAATTTTTGTATTTCCTCTAATGTGTAATCAATTTTAGATTTAATAACTTCCTTCATAACAGGATAATATTTTTCTAAAAATGTAGTATATATATTATGAATAAAATCTTTTAAATCAACTGTTATGTCAAAATTAAAAGTTAATATATCACTTGTTTTTTTTTCTTTAAATACAACCGATATTGGAGTTATAACCATATCAAATTGACAAGGACTTTTTTTAAGAAAACTAGCCATTTTCTTTTTAAATAATTCTATATAATCATCGTAATTTATTAAATCTTTATTTTTTAACATTTTGTATTCCATAGTATGTTATGATTTTTATTAAAAATATTAAAATCTATTAAATTTTTTATCATTCTAATAAATACCTTTACAAAAGTTTAACAACATTTCTGTTGTCCTTATTTTGACAGGGTTAAACAGAACCCTACTATTAATTATCTTCTGTATAAATTCAGAAGAATCATCAATTACTTTTCTTAATATATTTAATGCTCCATTTACATCAGCATTAATTAATCGACCAATAGATGATTGAAACAATCCTCTTTTAATTCTTTTACCTAAATAATTTTCGTGTTTACATATTTTTTCTAAAGCTAATCCATCACATTTAGAAGTATAAGATTCTTCCGTTTTAATAAATTTAATTCCAACTAAATTACATTTATATTCCAAATAGGTTAATAATTGACTATAAGGTATTTGCACAAAATTTTGATTATTTCGTTTACCAATATTAATGGAAGTTTTCCAATTAACATTATAGCCCACCACTAAATTTCCTATTTTGTTTATTAAACAATAATTTATTATTGATCTACTAACTTTATGAAAATAATCCTTTATAAAATATTTTCTATCACATTCTAATCTCCTTAATTTATTATAATTTAAATTTATTCCTTTTTTCTTATCTTTTATACTTTTTAATTTTGAATATTTTTTATTAAACATTTGATTTATAGATTTTATTATTTTACCCGAAAATAATATAGATTTATTTTCAGAAATTAATGTAATTAAATTATTTAATCCTAAATCAATTGAGGTGTAATTATTTAAATCTAAATCTGAATTTACAATATTCTGTTCATAAATAATTTCAACTTCATAATATTTTTTAAATGGTAAAATTCTAACTTGATTAAAATTAGAAAAATCTTTATATTCTGGAATTTTAATTTTTATATTTTTAGATAACACTAATATATTTTTTTTAATTTGACAATTTTGATTTGTATAAATTAAAATATATTCCACTTTCTTTAAATATTTAGGAAGATTTGGTTTACCTAAATATTTACTTTTATTTTTAGAATAATCTTTTATTGATTTAAAAAATGATTTCCAATTTTTATCTAATAACAGTAAAATTTGTTGTGATGTTTGAATTTTTAATTTATGGTAATTATCATAATCCTCTTTTTCATATCTTTGATTTTTTAAAATATTTTCAATAATATTATAATTTAAATATTTTCTATTTTTAATAAAATCCTGTCGAATTAAATAATTAGCTTGATTATAAAGATTTTTTGATATTTTACAAAGATTTGAAATATCTTCATTATAATTAATTTTAAATTTATATGTTAATTTCATTAATCATCCTCTAAAATTAAATCCTTTTCAATTAATTTTAATTTTTCTTTTCTTCTATTGGAATATACTTTCATACTAAAACAATGTGTTAGATTTATTATTTCATTAAATATTTCTTTTTCAACTAATTTTTCATTATCTATTTCATTTAATATTATTATTTCACAGTTAAATTCTTTAAATAAATTTTTAAACATATCAAATGATATTCTACTTAATCTATCTTTATAGGTTATAAAAATTTTATCTATTTTCTGATTAATAATATCATTAATTAATCTTTGAAATTCTTTTCTATCAAAATTTATTCCTGAACCTATATCTTTATAAATATCATTAATAATAATACCGTTTTTATTACAAAATTCTTTTAATATTTGTTCCTGATTTTCTAAATCACTTTTTTGTTTTTTAGTTGAAACTCTACAATATAATACATTATATCTATGTAATTTTTCATCTAATAATTTATATATAGATTCTTTATCATAATCATATAAACCTGAAGGTAAATTTTTAACTATAATTTTACCAATTTTAACATATTTACATAATGTCGGTCTTGAAATTTTTAATATTTTTAACACTTCTTTAGCTTTCATAGTTAATAATATAATACATATTTATTAAAAATCAAATTAATTTTTAATAAATTTAATAAAAAGTTGAACTATATAACTTCCTTTATTTAAAAACATATATAAAATATAGTTAAAATTTAAAGAAAGCTATATATAAAGTATTGTATTTTTACAAGGGCATTCTACATAATAGTATATGTTTTTTATCACTATCCTCTTCTTTAAAGTTAATAGCAGGAACATTATCATTAGTAGGTATTTGTATTTTTATAATATCCTTATTAAAATAGTTTAATAAGTTTCTTATGTCAAAACAATTTATACAAAATTTAGTATTATCTAAACTATCATCTTTTTCTATAATACTTATTTCTTTTTTAATACTAGCATAACTTTCTTTTATTTCCATAATTAAAATATCTTTTTCTACGGTAAATATAACTTTATAATTATTTTCACTATTTGCAACTTTAAATAAAAAATCCAATTCTTTTTTAAAATCTAGTTTATTTAAAGTAATATATGTTTTATGGTCATAATTTTTTATAAAACTTGGATTTTTAACATCGGGTAAAGATAAGTTTTCTATAATAGGAAATATAAACTGTATATCATCGGATTCTAATAACATTGTATTTTCATTTTTATAAAGTTTTATATTATTAACAGAATTAAAACTAAAAATTGTTTTTAATAAGTTTATAGACAAAGTATAATCCCTTACTTTATTATCCAATTCTATTTCATACATTCTTTTTTTATCCGTAGATATTATCGAATTATATTTTACAAAAATTGCGTTTAAATTAGACCCATCTCTATTATCTACATAATTTATAGCCTCTCTTAAATAGGTAATAAAATTATCTGTTATATCTAATAATTCGTTTTTTTCTAAATAATTTGGACTGGATAAATCCCCTTCTGTTATACTTATTTCAAATATATTTTTATCCTTACTAAATTTATTATCATTTAATTCTAATTCTGGGTAGTCTTCTATTATACTTAAAAAAACATTACCATCTACATAAAAATTTTTAATAGTCTCTTTATCATCATTCGTTTTATTACTATTTTCTAATCTGTTATATTTCACCCTACAATAAACATTATTACCCGTTAAATAACAGTAATCATCCTTAAAATTAAAATAAATAGATTCTGTTTGAGCATTACCTTTTTCCAAAACACCTTTCAAAATATTTACATACTTCCTTAAATTACTTAAATCCAAATTCATTTTTTACCTTCCTTTTTAATTAAAATATTTCTAATAATTTCTATATCGTTTGCTACTATTTTAAATAGCAAAAAATTAAATATAATAAATGTTAAACATACTATAAATAATAATATCAATATACTTAATAATACAATTAATGTTATCATTGAACAAGTCCTTTTAAAACAAGATTATAAAATTTTACAATCTCTCCTTTATACTCATTTAAATCTTTATTATTTTTAACAACATAATCAAAATTAAAATTATCTAAATCTTTTTCACTTTTATTATCTATTTTATTTACTTTTTTTCTTTCTATTTTAACAGTTTTTACATTATCAAAACAAATACCTAAACTAATATATTCTTTTCTAAATCTAAAATCTGTTATAAAACAATAATCATATAAATCATAATTATTATAAAGCTTATCCTTAACAATATCTACCCAAAAGTTTTTATTAACTGTAAAAAATTCATCTAACTTTTCTTTTATTTCATACCAGCTAGTATATTTATTGTCCATTAAATTTTCATTAAATAAAGGGTCGCTACATAGTTTATTTCTAAATGTAATTTCATCCCCTAAATATAAACCTAAAAAAATAAGTAATTTTCTACCATATTCGTCTTTAACTTGATTCCATTCAAATAAATTTATTGCTATTTTTTTTAAGGCATCAGCGAAAGAAAATCTTACTATTTTATAAGTATTATATTTTTCCTTATTAACAGTATTTAAAATATTATAAAAAGTATCTTTACCACTTCCTGCTTTACCTGCTATTAAAAATATATTTTTCATTTAACTCTCCTTTTTATATTAGATATATTAAACTATTTATAAAAAATAGTCAATAGTTTTATTATATTATTATTAAAATAAAACAAAATCCTCAGTTTCACTTTTTTCTATATCGGGTTTAAAACTTTTTTCAACATAATTTAATTCTAAATTCTTACTTTGTATATATTCAAAAGGTTTATCCTGATTAAACATTTCGTCTATTGTTTTAAATATAGTAATATATCCTTTATCAAAAATAGTTTCTAAAAAATTAAAATTATTACTACTATTTACTATATCCTCTATTCTGTTTTTAGTATTAGAAAAGAATTTTAAATTATGAGCACATAAATACATATAAAATTCAATACTTCTTTCCTTAGTATAAAAACTATATAGTTCCTTATAAGTTAATCCTTTACATACTCCACACTCACAGGGTAAATCAACTTCGTTCATATCATTAGTATTATACTTATTTGAAAAGTTAATAGCATTCATTCCTGTTATAGAATGGAAAGTGTAATAATTACCCATAGCACTACTTAAACTAAAACTAGAGGAATCAAAAGATATATGAATATTAATGTTATTTTCATTTAATTTTTTTTGTAAATAAAACAAAGGAATAATCTTTTTTATAGTAGTATATCCTAAATAATGTAATAAAATAGGTTTATTAAATCTTTTATTTTTATATTTGTCTAAAACCCCTCTTTCTAATAATAAACTAAAACTTAATAAGGCATTATATACGGGTTCATTTATACAACTACCTATTGCCCAACCCCCATCAAAATCAAAATCTTTAATATTATCAAACCACATATTTAAGTGGTCTGGAGTTTTACCTTGTAAAATATTTATATATTTTGTTTTACCTGTTTTATTATCATAAAAATATTTAAAATTTTTAACACTAATATCTAGCCGCTCTTTAAACATAATTTCCTGTTGATTTTTTGAAATTTTAGACAAGGAATAAGGAGGAAAATCTAAATTCATAGCATAATTTGTATTATTTTCTAACCAATTAAAAATTTTTTCTCTAAATTTATCTGAGTATTCAACTTTATTTGTAGCTAATTGAAATCCACCACTATCCCCTAAAACTATATTTTTATCAATATCTATTTCCCAATTTTTTAGAATATTATTATTACCAAAAGTTCCTGCAGAAACCAACATTTTATTATATTCATATATTTTATCCTTGTTAGTATCTAAACTATTATATATTCTAAAACTTTTATTAGTTTTTATATGTTTAGAATTATTTTTAAACCCACTAACCACCCCACCATTTATAGCAGGAAAATAAATTGTTTTATTACTCATTTTTATCCTTTTTATTTTATTATTTTCTTTAATAAATTTTTATCCCTAAATTTATATTTTAAACCCAATCTACTATAAGCCTCCCAATCAAACATATTTAAAAAATCAGGAACAGGTATATTTAGATAGTTTAAAATATTTTCATACCTTTCAAAATATCTATTTAAAAATAAAGTAATTTTAGAAATTTCCGTAGTATAGGAATTTTTAAATTTACTGTTTTCCATTTCTAAACTATATATAAGGTTATTTATATAAGTATAATCAGTTATAGGTTTATCCTCTATACATAGACTAAACCTATTAGAAATAAAATAAGTATTATGCCCAAATAAATCTATTTTACCAGCTAATTTATCCCCATATCTTCTATGATTCCCTGAAAATTGTATAAACATAATATCTTTACCTAATACATTATTAAATTTATGTATTATATAATCATAATGTTTTATGGTATATAAACCTAAAATTTCATATGTATTATCGGCTAAACAATCTGTATTTCTTAAATAGGAATAGGAATAACATAAACCTAGTAGGTATGAAATAATATTACTATCCTTTAATTCAAAAAAAGTATAATCATTTAGAACTCTATAATTTAAAAATTTATGTCTATTATTTTTTAATGAAAATATATCCTCATCATAATAATAGGACAATAAGTTAATATAAAAATTTTTACATATATTTTTATGATTCCTTAAATTTAAAAAATGTAAATAAAATAAATCCATTATTAGCATACTTCTAATAACGGGTATATTCAAAAACAAATTTCTAATCTCATAAAATTTATTTGATTCAATACTATATATTGCTAATAGATATTTTAACCAACTTTTTTTAAAGAAAGGTATTAAATCCACTTCCATAAATGGGGAGATAATATTTAAGTCCATATCTTTAATTGTATTATAATAAGACACTTGTAGGTCATTCATATGTATTTTTACCCTAATAAAATATATGTATAGCAATCTACCAATTTATAAATATCGTTCTTATTTTCCTTTTTAAATTTTTTTAATCCTTTTTTATGCTCAGTATCACTTAATAGTTGTAAAGAGGATATATATTTATTTTCTAATTTTTCAATCATCTTTAAATTAGGTATATGAGTATAAATAGATTGCTGGTCATAATATAGTATATTAAAATGTTTTTCTATATCCTCAATAGATAAAAATCTATTTTTATCTATTAATGTTACTTTTTTAAAGTATTTATTTATGGGTATTTCTTTAAATTGATTATGACTTATAGTTATTAATAATAATTTACCCCCTGTATTTAAAAATTTAAAATATTTTTTTAAAATATTTATTTGATCTAATTTAGACCCCATCTGATGTAAGGACATAGAAAAATATATACCATCATATTTATCCCTTGTTTCAAATTCCTGAGCGGATAAATTTATAATATTATTAAATCCGCTTTTAACCACCTCATTATACATATTAACAGATTTCTCTATACCTAAAATATTGCAAAATTTAGACATAGGTTTTAATATTCTACCTGAACCACAGCCCACATCCAATATAATAGAATTATTTTTTATATTTAATAAATTTTTTATAGTATCAAATTGCAATTTAAAATAATTATCCTCCAAAAAATGATATTTATTATAATTTTTTGCTAAATCATTTGTATAAACTATTTTATTCATTTAAATACACTCCTTAAAATAAATAATAACATTTATCTTGCCTATTGTCAATACTTTTATACTTCGAAAAATCTAATCTTTTATATTTATCTACTATTTTCTCAAAACCCAATACTTTCCAACTAGGTAATATACCATAAAATTCTTCCTGAAATTTAACCCTTTCCCTGTTTATTATAGGATTAGAAAAAATCTCATCCGTATTTTTATCATAAATAATAACTACTTCATTTATATATTCTTTTTCTAAATTAGTATTTCTATTTGACCTATAAAAGTTATATGGTTCAATCTTATTTTTAACTTCCTCCGAGGGGTTGATAAAATTAAATCTATCAAAATTCAAAATCCCTAAATAGCTATTAAAATTATTCCGAATAATAGGATACATTTTTATCCAACTCAAAACCATTCCCATAATATTAACATTGCAAAAAGTAACCCGATCCCATAAATTTAATTCATTTATAGCTTTATATAAGCTATACTTATAAAATAAAACATTTATAACAAAATAAAAATATTTTATTGAATATTCCTCCATAGCCCTTATCAACCCTTTTTTTAACATTTCACAATGGTAATCCTGATTAAATACATCTTTATTTTTATCGTATATACTAAAATTACTTTTCCCTAAATCATTATTACTTTTCACCCTATGCATTTCATTCTCAAAAACTAATGCCCCGTTATCATCTTCAAAATGTAAATTTACTGAACTTATAGCCGCCATAAAAAATTCTTCCCTAAAAAACCTGAGATAATAATCTGTGGCTCTCCAGTTATTCCAACTATACTTATTTCCTTCACCACTACCTAAAAAATAATTTCCTCTATGCGCCCCACCATTACAGGGTAAAACAAATAAAATTTTTTCTTTATTAGTAGACACTTTATTATAAAAATACCCTTTTTCTTTTTTTAAAGGGTCTAATATTATTTTATTACCCAGCATTTTTTCTCCTTATCTAATATTAAACTTTCACATCCTTTAAAAAAATCAATATCTATAAAATCATAATCTAACATATCCTTATATCCATTCATCTTAAAGGCAGTTTTTCTCATAAAATCAGGACCACATTTACCACAGGGTCTATCACTATTCTCATAACAACTCCAAGTTAAATGTAAAGGAGACCCTAATTCTATACCCAATTTAACAATATCTTTTTTCATTAATCCAGCCATAGGGGTTAAAACTTCTAATTTATGTTGTAAATTTAGACTATTAGGTAATATATCATTAAATTTTTTTTGAAAAATTAATTCATTATCAGCGTATGCACCACTTTCTTCTAAATTACCACCTAATATTATATAATCTATATCATTAGCCTCCGAAAAACCAGCCGCAATAGACATAAAAATTAGATTTCTTGCTGGAACCCATTCCCAGGCTAACTCTGAACTATCCTCACCATTATTAGTTTTAACTAAATTTAAAGATTCTTTTGTGCTAATAAGTCTTGAATTTTTTATAACATTCTTAAAAAAATCAATATTTATTATAGTCAACTTTACTTTAAAAAAATCACTTATTTTTTTTATTGAAAGTAATTCTTTATCCGAAGCACGGCAGGAATATTGAAAATGTAATAATTCTACCTCATACCCTTGCTTAATTGCCCAAGAAATAGCAACTGTGGAATCTAATCCAGAACTAGCTATTATAAGGGATTTTTTCCTTATATTTATACTGTAATCTTTTTTATAGAGAGAAAAATCCTCAATAAAATATTTATCTATTTTTAATAATGTATAAGGTTTTATTTCAATTATTTTTATATTTTTATTTATTAAATCCTGATAACTAAATTCACCAAAAAATTCCTTTAAGGAGGAAAAATATATATTTTCATCTATAATATATAAATATAAAGGTTTATAATTGGTGGCTAACCATAAAACATCTGGATTTCTTTCATCCCATATAGATAAGGCATAACTACCTATTAATTTATTTATTAGTATATCTATTAAACTTGATACATCCTTACCATCCCATATTTTTTTAAGAAGGGGAGGAATAATAGCTGTATCTATTTTAGTAGACCTTTTTAAATTATATAACTCCTGTAAATTTTTATCATTAGATACTACACCATTATGAGCCACTATTATACCTTCATAGTCAAAAGGTTGTATATCATTTAAACTTTTATTAGCCACATATTCCGTGGTGGGTTCAGCCCTATTATTATTAATTATTATTTTACATTCCATATTTTTTAAAAATTTGGTATAATCCGAAGGTTTACCTAATTTTTTATCCGTTATGTAGGTATTATCATCTAATATATATGTTATACCAAAGCTATCCTTACCTCTCAATTCTGAATTTACTATAATATTTGTTAGTAAATTATAATTAAAATTTTTATTTCTTTTATAAAACCCGCTTATACTACACATATAGCCACCCTTTTTATTTTCTTATCATATCAAAAAATTCCTTCTTACAGGAATCATTATTTAAAAAAGCCCCTTTTAATGCACTTGTTTTCATTTTACTATTATATTCCTCCACTCCTCTAGCTGTCATACATAAATGTTGAGCAGATATATAAACAGCTACTCCTAACGGTTCTAATTTCTCTTCTAAATAGTCTGAAATTTGTTTTGTTAATTCCTCTTGTATCTGAGGTCTTCTCATAAACCATTTAGTAATTCTTGCTAATTTACTTATACCTACTATTTTTTTATCTGGAAGATAGGCAATGTAGCACTCACCAATAAAGGGAATAAAGTGATGAGAACATACGGATTTTATTTGTATTGGACCCAAAAAAACCATTTCATTATAATTTTTAGTATTATCAAAAATTGTTATATTAGGTTCTTTTTCAAAATTCCCTTTAAATAATTCCTTAATCCACATTTTGGCAATTCTTCTAGGGGTATCCTTTATTTGTATATCATTTTCTATATCATAACCTATTATTTTAAGTATGTCCTTAAATTTATTTTCTATTAAATCTATTTTTAAATTTAAGTCCTCCTCTGTTAATAACATATTATCATTAGCATTCATATTTAAACTCCTTTATATTTTATATTTGTTTTTTATAATATCTATTGCTTTATCTAATTCCTCTTGTTTTTTAAAACCTAATTGACTATAAAACTTTTCATTACCACTTATCATTTCAAAGGCTCTTGCTATTTGTTTTTGTTCATCCTTACTAAAATTTATTTTAAATGTTTTAAATATTTTTAAAGATTTTTGGTATTCCTTATCCTTAAATAATTTTATAGCTTCTTGTGTTTTTGTTTCTTCAACTATCAACATTTTTTAAACTCCTCTTTTATTTCCAAATAAGTAAATATGTTGTCTTATACTAATATTATAACCTTTATCTATAATATATTGTATATTGTTATTTATTATTTTTTTTATTCCTTTATCTGTAATTCCTAATGGCTGTAAATAAACTAACGATTTACTTATATTATTACTATAAACTAACTCATCTATTTTGTCAATACTTTTTTTATCCCAAAATAAAAATTTTAAAATATAATTTATATTATTATTTTTAAGATTATTTATAAAATTAACTACATTATTAAAATCTGGAATTTTACCATCTATTTGTTTTACATTAAATTTAGGGGAAATATTAAATAAAACATTATTTCTTCTAAAAAACTTATACATATAATCATAATCACTATAAATTTCACTTAATTTATATATATCCCCACTTGTTTCTATTTCATAATTTTTACTATCAAAATAAGTTATAATTTCTATTACACTTTTTAAATTTTCTTGTAATAAGGGTTCCCCACCTGTTATAACTACATTGTCCACTTTTAGCATAAACTCTTTTAATTTATCATATTTTAATATATAAGTTTCTTTACCTCTCCAAGTAAATTTACTATCACAAATACTACAATTTAAATTACAATTAGAAAATCTTATAAATAAACTATGTTTACCCTGAGTTTTACCCTCCCCTTGAAAAGATATAAAGGGTTTTTCAGATAAAATAATATCATTCATATAAATACTCCATTAATATATAATTAGTCCTCATAAACAGCTATACTTTCTAAATTTTCATAAACTTCTACTTTAAAAACTTTTAAATTATTGTCTATTTTTTTTATTAAACAATTAAAATTATCATATATGTATTTAGACATATATTCAGCAGTTGGGTTTTCATTTAATATACAAGTTTTAAACGAACTACCCATAAACATATTTAATAAATCTTTATCCTTTATATTGATTATTAAACTATGGTCTAAATCTTCATCTAACCAATCTTTTAATATTTTTAAATCTGAAAAATCACAAACCATACTCATATTATTTAATTTATCTTCTATGTTTTTAACATATATCCAAACATAGTAATTATGCCCGTGAATATTTTTGCATTTACTTTTATGATTTAGTAATCTATGAGCCGCTTCAAATTTAAATTGCTTTTTAATATAATACATATTTATACTCCTATGTAAAAAATATAGTTTAATATATAACTATTTAAAAAATAAGTCAATAGTTATCTATTAAAGAAATATCTAATTTCCATTGTAGTTTACTTCTTTCTCTATATACTAATTTAACTTGTTCAAAATAATCCATAATAAAACTTATTTTAACATTATTAACCTTTTTAAAATGAGTATAACAAATATCTAACTCATTCATTATTTCAGCCAATCCAATATGTTTAACTTTATGGCAATAAGGACATAAAGCTATTAAACCTTTTAATGTTTGGGTTTCAGTATTATTATTAAAATCCCATATCTCGTGGCATTCAACAGTATAACTATATCCCTGTTCTAAACCACTACCACCACAAATTTCACATTTATAATTAGCATTTTTATAACATTTTTTTCTTAAATAATCCCATTGTTCTTTACTTACATTACTTCTAACATTATCATACCAAGAACTTTTAGGAACTAATTCGGTTGTTAATTTTAAATTTGAAACTGTTTTATTATATTCTAATAACTCTTTTTTACTCATAAATACATATTCCTTATTATTATAATTTATTTAGATATATTTTTACCGTCTATATAAGTTCCATCTAAATCTACTTCTAGTTTAATATTTAATTTATTACAAATATATTTTAGTATATTATAATCTATTTCACTATTATAATATAAAAATTCAATGTCCTTTTCAATTCCCTTTATTTTGTTTTTTAATTTTTTAATTTTTTTCATATACCATCCTTATTTTAAATAATTATCCCAATCTTCCCCTAAATCCCATAATTGATTTTTACCAAAATAATCAGCTATATTACCTTCTACTTCTAAATTTATTTCATTATAATAATCATAATATCTTGTAAAAACTTCTTTTATTTTTATACACACTTCTTTAATTTCTGGTTTATATAAAATCATTTCAATAGCATCGTGTATATTTAAAAACAAATAACTTTTTTTGTTATTAACTTTTAACCATTTATGTAATTCTACCATAGCTGAATTTATAACACAAACCTCCATATTTTGTATATGGGAATTTAAAGATATATTTTCATAATTAGCAAATCTTTTTTTATTTTCATCCTTTCCATTATATACTAAAAAAGGTAATCTTCTTAATCCCCCAAAAATAGATTTACTATACCCTTGCTTTTTACATAATTCTTTCCAATCATTCATATAGTTTTGTAAATCATAATAGGTTGTAAAAAACTTATTCCTAATATCCTCCGATACAGTTTTATAATAACAAAAATCAGAATCAGTTTTATCTACTTTATATTTATCATTAAAAGTATGTTTATCTTTTAATATAAATTTTTTATTAACTCTTAAAGCGTCTTCAAGATTATTTTCTTTTATATAATTTTTACACTCCTCTAAATTCCATTCTATCTCTAAATTACCCTTTGCAAAAGTATAACTCTGCATACCATATAAAAATCCAAAATTACATTGCCCTATAATATAACTTTTTTTATCACATTTTATAATAACTCTATGGTTAGGTAATGCACTAAAACAATAAACAGGTATTTTTTTATCATATATTTTTTTTATTATTTTTTTTATTCTCATTATATATTTCCTTTTCAGTTATTATACTATATTTTAAGTTATTGTCAATACTAAATTTTTTCAAAGCGTCTAATTTTCTTTTAGTTATAATATAATAAATAGAATCATTATTTTTAGGATTATAAGCAAATTCATAAGGTTTAACTTCTTGTATTTCTAATAATGTCTTAAACTTATCATTTTCATAAATTAATACATCAGGGCAATAAAAATGTATCTCATCATCTTTTGGGTGAATATAAGGTAAATAAATAGACATATTTGTTTTATAATAAATTTTATTATCATCTAATATTTTATACCAATCTAATTCATAATTACTTAAATAAGACTGATCGTATTTTGAATATATAAACTCCTGCCACCAGGCTTTATGCCACCCCCTATTACTTCTTTTAGTATTTCCATAAATTAAAGACTTTGCTTTTGATTGTTTTAATCTTAATAATATTTTTTCATATTGACTTTTATTTTTATAATTTATTTTTCTAATTTCACCCACATATTGTTTAAATGTAATTTTTTTATTTGTTAAAGGACTTATATGAGTTAATTCTACACTATTTAAAATAACTTTTTTTCTATCCGACATTGTTTTTTTAGTTTTTTCTGAATGTGGTTTACCTAAATGCCCTTTATGTTGTTTACAATTTCTTTTAATTTTATCCTTTATTTCCTCTGCTTTTTTATCCCCATATTGATCCTTAAAAGATTTACCTTTTCTTTTTTTTATTGATTTTAACCATTTTTCGGATGTTTTTAAAGTATTTAATCTTTTATTTTTTTCCTCCTCTGTATATACTTTATAGGAACCCCCTGCACACCCTAATTCTTTTCTATATTCATTTATTCTTTGTTGTTTTTTTCTAATACACAATTTATCTTGACAAGTTAATAAATTATTTAGGTATTTTGTAGTTAATCTATATAAAAAACTACGTAGCTTAATATTAAAACTATTATTACATATATTACAAAATAAATATATATTATGATAAGAATAAAACTTATTACTTATAAAGTATTTTTTTATTTCTTCTACAGAATTATCCTTTTCAAAAAATTTTAAATTTAAATCAGGATAATATTTTAACATATTATCTTTATCAAACATATCAACTATAATCATTTATTTCTCCTTAATATTATAGTTAATATTATTTTATATAATCAACATACTAAATAAAATACTTAAATTTAAGTTAAATACAAATTATTTCATCCGTATCTAAAACATATCTCGCTTCAATAGTAATTTCTTTATCATTTCTAATAATAATCATATTATGATCTTTAGTTACTTCAATAATATCCTCATTATCAAGTATAAACTGTATAGTTTCATTAACTTCATCATAATAAGTTACTTCTATATCCTGATAAGTATTTTTATCATCTATTATCTTTAAATCCCCTAAATATTCTGTAAAATAACCTTTATTTATATTAGGTATAAAATCCTCTACTTTTAAATAACCTTTATCAGTTAAAATTTTAGTTCCTTTTATAAAACAACTCTTCGACTTAAATCTATATGATTTAACTGGTTCTAGCTTTTTATACTTCAAAACCTTATCTATACTATCAAATTTAACAGTTTCCTTATTTTCTAATGTAATTTCTTTATCTTTTAAAAAAACATTATAGGCAGTAACAGAGTGTAAATCTCCGCTTTGGTTTATAAAGGCATTTTTATAATTACCTTTTTCATTAAACATCATAGCAGATAATCTTAATTGTAATCCACTATAATCTACACTACAAAAAACATAATCTTTATTAGGAGGAGTAAATATTTTTCTTAAATATTCTGCTTTCCATCCTTGAGAAGGAACTTGTTGCATATTTGGATTATAACAATTATTTCTACCACTATCATTTATCATAACTCCTATTGTAGGATAAATTCTACTATCTTTTTGTAAATACTTATAATAACCAGAATTAGATATACTATCTCCTACAAAGGTTTTATACATAATTTGGTATTCGTGAAGTTTTAATATAGTATCAGCTTCCTTTCTACCCACCTTACTCCATCTTAATAGTGTTTCCTTACTTACATTATAATTACCTTTTTTAGTCCTACCAAAATCTTCAAAACCTTTTTTCTCTAATATAACACCTAATTGGTCATTACTACTTATATTTACTTCACTGACATTATTATTTAATTCAAAAAAACTATCCTCTATATTGGTATCCTTATTTTCTTCCTCTATATTGTTTAAATTTATTTGATTTTCGTTTATATTTAACTCTTTACTTATTTGTATTTTTGTTTCTTTAATCTTATTTTGAATATCTATACTTAATTTATCTAATTCATTTATATCTATATTTAATCCTTTTAATTCCATATCTAAATACATATTTAAACTAGGAATTACAATATTATAATAATAATCTCTTAATGTAAATAAATCATTTTCATTATAAATCTGTTTATTATTACTTATATCCTCTATTTGTTTTTTAGTCTTTAAATATATTTGAAAAGTTATAATAGAATCCATAGTAGCATATTCAAATAGTATATTTTCAGGAATTTGAGTGTAGTCTTTTAATTTTGGATATTTGTCTTTATAGTCGTCTAACTCTTTTTCGTATCCCCCATAATAAGTATAATAATAACTTAAAGACTTTAATGAATTAGACCTCATTTCATTTAATATATGAGAAGCGTTTAAAGTATCATAATCTATTTTTAAATTAGTAATTCCATCCTTTATTAAAAACCTACAATCAAATTTAACATTTTGACCTATTATATATTTATTTTTAAAAAAGTCATTCAATAATTTTTTATCTATATCCTTATATCTTAAATAATAACCTGTTCTACCTTCAAAAGAAAATGTTATACATTGTATTTTATCCTCTTTAAAATTAAATCCCGATGTTTCTATATCAAATGCTACTTCATATTTATCCATATTATCTAATAAAAACTTATTAGGGTCGTTAACTAATATTTTTTTAAGAAGAGGTATTCTTATTTCTGTATTTATATACTCTTTACATTTTTCTAGTTGATACTTAAAAAAATAGTTTTCAAAATTATCCTTATTAAAAAACTCAAAAAACATATTACAAGGAAATATATAGTTTTTATTTTCAGAACTGTAAAAATAAGTATTATTAAAAATCATATCATAAAAACATTCCACTTGTATATCTGAATTTCCGTAAGTAAATGTATATATACATCTACCAAAAGTCATTACTTTACTAAAAGGTTTTATATACTTACTATAATCTATTTTATTTGAATAGTAGTATTTGCCTATATTATTTTTTTTATCTTTATCTGATATTTCTACTTTACTAAAATATAGAAATTGAAACTTAAAATCTATATTATACAAGTCAATAAAATGTTCTATTGTGTTTTCGGATAATTTTTTATCAGTAATAAAAGATATAACATCTATATCATTTTCCTCTTCCTTAAAATTTCTATACAATATATTATTATCTATACTTATTTTACTATTACTATTATTACTAAATTCAAAAAAATCACCCATCTATATAACCCCTATTATATCAGTATCCTTACATAATAATTTAATACTTACAATAGATTTTATTATAAAATTACTTAATATTTTTTCTTCACATAAACAATAATTATCCGCAAAACAATATATAAATCTCTTATCACCTTCGTTATCAATTATAAAACATTCAAATAAATACATAATTTTATTTCCTTTTATATAAGTAGTTATTTTTTATGTTATATTAAATTATTTATTTGTTTTTGTCAATAGTTTTTTATAACTATAATAATTATGGACAATAAATTAAATATAAATACAATAAATATTCTTTTTGTTAAACCTAGAACAATTAGAAATTGTGAATATATAATAAACGACAATAAAGAAATACATATAATAGAAACTAATGAAATAAAAGATATAATTAGAGTTTTATCCCCAGAAAATTATATAAAAATTACAGAGTTAATTGATTTAGGTAAAAGTTTTATTTTGAGTGTAGAAGATAAAACTTTATATGAATTAGAAGACGATAAAAATGAGATTATTACTAAAATAAAAGAAAAAGAAATTAAAGATAGTATAAAAAAGACTATCAAAGCTAAAAATANNCAATGCTAATATAGATATTAATATTTTATATGAAAAATTAAATAATAAAATAAACGATATGTTATATAAATATAACAAAAAATACTAATCTATTATTTTAATATAATAGGATAGATAGGGTATTGTTAATTCTTCCTCGTAATTAAAAATATTAGTTTCAACAGAGGAATACCTTGCTATTATAATTTTATCGTCTCTTGTATAAAATTTGAAAATATTATTCTTATAAAAATTATCAAAACTAAAATATTTAATATTACTATAAAGTTTATTAGATTCCAATAATTTAATATAAGTTTTTGTATATGTAATATCAACTTGTTTTTTTATACCTACTAATTTTTTATCATACCATTCTACTAAATCGTCATAACTATATAAATCATTACTATATTTATATTTATATAATAATTTACCCGTATCTAATTTTATAAACTTATTAGTTGATATTTTAGTATATAACTTATATGGAGTTGTATTAAAATTTTTTAAAGTTAATATTTCTCCTTTATAATTTTTATATGTTACTTTATTTGTAAAATAGTGATACTTTATACCTTTTTCTTTTTTCATAGTTAAACTCCTTTACCATCAAACATAGTTTTTAATTTACTAATATCCATTATCTCACTATCATCACTTTTATTTAAAGTTATTTTATTTTCTAATATATAATCCTGACTAACCTCTAAAGTATTATTAGCAATAAAGACATTATATATTATTTCCTCTTTATTGTCAATACTTAAATTTCTAAAATAACTTTGATTATAATTTACTAGACTATAATCCCTTTCAAAATAAATTACTCTACTTGCCTCATTTAAATTTATCCCTTCTTTAAATACTAAAAAACTTAATATTAGTAATTTATTATCTTTATTATTTTTAAATAAGTTAATATAATAATCTCTATCTTCTATTTTTTTAATATCATTATTTATGGATACAGGTTTATATTTTTTAAAATGTTCTGTTAAATATTGTATAGATAAAGGATGATAACACCATATAATAGTTTTTTTATGTTCCTCCTCTATATACTTTTCTAACAAATCCTCTAATAACTCTAATTTTTTTAAATCTTTAAAATTAAAGCTATTTATACTTTTCATAAGTTCTTTATTATCAAATAATTTTTCATTTTCTTTTAATATACTAGGGTTTTGAATTACTTGTAATATATAAGGTAACTTCATTAAAACTTCTTTTTTAGTTATATTACCCATTTCATTTTTTATTTCGTTTAAAGTATTATTAACAAACAGTTTATATAAAGATAGTTGTTTATTACTTAATTCATAATATATTTTATTTTCTATTATTTTTGGTAAGTCAATAGTTCGTCTAGTTAATCTTCTTGTAAAATAGGGTTTAATTAAATTTTTATATTCAACAATCTTATCAGTATATTCTTCTATAACTTTGTATAAACTATGATACCGTATTTCACATTTATATATTTTTTTAATAAAACCTAAATAATCTATATTAAGTATATTTTCGTCCATAATAGACAACTGTCCCCATATTTCACTAAATCTATTTGGATAAGGCGTTCCTGATAGTAAATATCTATATTCAAAATGATTTTTATTATTATTACATATTTTATAAGTTTTATTATCCATATTGCTTAATCTATGGGCTTCATCAAATATAATACATCTGTTATTAAACCAATTATCTATATTTAGGTCAATGCTACTATATATTTTTTTAGGTCTGGTTTTATGTATTTTTTTATAAGCGTCTTCATATAACATTAGATAATTTCTATAAGTCATTATAACTATTTTTTTATTACTATTAAATGGCTCTCTATTATCTATATCTACAATATAAATATCATCTTCAGTTATATTAACAGAATTAAATCTTATTATCTCTTTTTTCCAATTATATAATATATTACTAGGACAAACAATTAAACAACAATCAATTAAGTTATTTTTAAATAAATGATTTAAAGCATTTATCATTATATATGTTTTACCTAATCTCATTTCTAAAGCTAAATAGTATCTGTTATAACTTATAACTTTTTTAATATCGTCTATTTGATAATTTACATTTAACTCATCCTTACCTTTTAATGGGGGATATTTCAATAGTTTTTCATTAAAATTTATTCTTATCCTTTTTACTTCTAATTCTGTTTTTAACTTTTCTAAAACTAATTCCTTATAAGGTTTAAATTGTATATCCTGTATATTGAAATTGGATAAAAAATAATTTGTATTTTTTTTATCCGCTGTATAACATTTTTTATCTTTATCAAATTTTATTTTTTGATAACATTTTATAATGTCTAAATTATCTAAAAAATCCTCTCCATATAAGTTAATATAAAAAAAATTATCAGATATATATGTAATTTTTATCAAATTATAAATCCTTTTTAATTTACAAAAATTTCAATATAATTTTTTTGTATTTTACCTTCAACAATATACTCATTAAAATCATTTTTATATTTTTCTAATAAGTCTTCTTCAGTAATTAAAGGTATAAACATAAAATCAATATTTTTAATATCAACCATTTTATTTATATTTATTTTTTCAACAAATACTTCTATTTCATTTTTTTTATTATAAGGATGTTCTATTTTATCTAATATAGTAGGTATAACACCTGTTTTTTTATTACTATATCTATCCAATCTTATATTAATAGGAATTTTTAAATTTTTGGATTTTGAAATTATTACATAATAATCATTAGTTAATTTATTTAAAGTATATATTTTATCCAACCCTAATTTAATTTTATCCAATAATATTTTTTTATCAAAATTATGTCTACTTATAAATCTTTCAATAGCGTGCTCGGAATCATAAATATCCATATTAGTATTATTATATTTATAAACATAAATTAAATCCCACGTTTCAATAAGTTTCATTTTTATTCTCCTTATATTATATATTCATTTTCTAAATCTTTTTTATCTATTATTTTACCCTTCTTTTTAAGATATAGATAATACCTTTTTAAAGCTGCTCTTAAAATTTTAGATTTATTCTTTTTAAGAGTATTACACATTATATCTAATTTATCTCTATCACATAAATTTAAAGATACTGCTACATTTTTATAATCTTCTCTCATTTTTTTTAATTCTCCTTTTTATTATTTAACACACTTATACAACAAATTTTTTAAAAAATAATTATATCTCTTCAACTATTTGCATTTTACTACATCGTATCTTATAATTGTCATGAACTATTCTACCTATATCTTCGATCATAATCTTAACTTTTAACAACCTACCTTTATGATAGTTTATAGCTTCTTCCCTAGTCCAAGCTGAAAGACCAAAGCTACTTTCTTCGGAGCTACAATCGCAATGAGCTTCGTATGTTTTTCCAACCTCATAAAAATACTGGAAGTTAAAAACCGAATAATAGTCATCCCGTACCGACTTATAAGCTATGATGTAGTCATTATCGATAACTTCGTATGTATTAATTGATTTTAAATAGTCTAACTTAAATTGCTTAGATTTGTACAACCAATTATCTTCATCGATTGTTAAATTGTGTTTTGTTATAAACTCGTTTGATAATTTTTGGTAGACTGAAATATAATATTTATCTAGGTCTTTAAAATGCTTTTCTATGAAGGATTCGCTTAGCTTTTGGTAAGCTGAAATATTATATTTATTTAAATACTTAAAATGCTTGTCCATAAAGTTTTCGCTTAGCTTCTGGTAGATTGAAATATTAGATTTATTTAAATCTTTAAAATGCTTTTCCATAAAG